ACATATACGTGAGTACAGGACAATAGGCTGATAATATGTAGATAATATGTGCATAGGTATTTATGTTCAATATATCCACTAAATAGCATATTATAAGTGTTGTCAAAGAGGCACACAAAAAAGAAGGGAAACATTATGAGTGATTGCATCTATTCTATCGATACTTTCGTCGGTGGTTCTGTTCTCAATGCCGGTTATACTAACTCTCTCATTGATGCACGCGCATATCACACCATCAGATAATCACGCCTACTATATCGACCCGTCACTCTAATATAGCTACTCTGTCCACTCCATGGAGTGGGCAGCGATAGCCATATTATCGAAAAAGATTGGAGTTTATCATGGCTAAGCAGTTGTATTCTATCCGCGTGGATAAGCATACGGATACCTGGTTTCCATGTTATAGCGTCTTTATCAGTAAGGTGGTACCTACCCTTTATTCCAAGCCACTTGATTGGAATATCGACGACGTTTTGTCGGCGATGACTGGTTATCGGTTGAACGGGTTTATCACTGATATCGATGGAGTTTTCGATTTTGTCGATGATTGTTCGTTAGCTTCTCGTAAAGTTGTTGCCCGAAACCTCCAGGAGCGTGGGGAGTTCTACGCTACACGTGCTGCTTAATATCCCAAGTCTGCCGACTCTACAGAGTCGGCAGGCATGGCGATATTGCCAACCTTGAGAGGGTACTTGAGCGTCTCATGCGTTCAGGATATTTTACATGTAATGTCGATATCACGTCTTGCCTGCTTGATGAATAGGTTATGAAGATTTTATGAAACTCCATGAGTTTTCAGATTCTCGATTCAACGAAATTACCATTCTGCCATAATAAACATGTTTCAATTCTGCCACTTTTAACGAAAGGATTCAAAAATGGCACGTCAAATCACTTTTTACAAGTATGAGGTCGGCATCCAGTCTCTTGAGAAGGCTGAGGACGGCCGTTACGACCTTGTCCGCACTCCAGTGGGCACCATGGAGGAAACCTCCCTCACCAAGACAGATATCCGCAAGTTCATCATGAATAACGGAGTCGAGTGCAAGCGCGGCACCGAGGTCTATGCCAAGAAGGTAGCCAAGGTCGTCTACAAGTTCACCACCGAGAAGCTGTTCGAGATTGCAGATTCCCGCGAGGAGCTGCCGCTCGACGAGTAGCGGCAACGTGCCCAATCCTATGGATTGGTCACGTGGGATATACTGTTCTCTGTCGCTCCATCTCAGTATGTCCCACGTGGTCAATCAAGTAACCTAAAACGGGTTCGCCACACGGTCAAGGAGGTAGCGATGGGCTATTTCGACAAGTTCAACAAGGGCGAGGGCATTCCGTTCATGGACGGGCGTACCAAGGTGGACATTCCTGTAGGCAAGGACCTCCATCTCAAGGACTACGGTTTCATCAAGGGCGATGATGCGCCGTTCGCGGTCATGCTGTTCGAGGAGTATCCTGAGAACTTCATGTTCGGTAACTCCATCGTCACGGACGATATCAAGACCATCGAGAAGGACATGGGTTCCAAGGAGCAGGCCCTCAACCTCCTCGCGGGTGTGTCCATGAAGTTCACCAAGCGCACCTCCAAGCGCGGACGCGACTACATGTCGGTGGAGTTCATCGAGGATAACCCCATCCCGTTCGACTAGTTGCCCATTCCGAGGGGCGCTTTGCGCCCCTCATTTTAGGAGGTCAATGTTGTGAAGAACTTGATTTTTTCAATTGCCCTAGCTGTTATTTGCGTAATACTCTCGTTTGTTTTCGCATACGTCTATTCAATCACAGGTGACCGCTTCTATCTCGCGTTAAGCTTTGGGTATTTCACGATTTTAGGATATGGGCTGTTCACCATAATAAGTATCTGGGGGTGCCGGTAATGCCCGATATCACGCGTAACGGCGTCTGCTACGCCATCGAGGACAGCCCGTTCTACGAGGAGTTGGACGGGTACCGTTTCTATTTCTCTTCCGAGACGCATCGCCGTAAGTTCTTCGAGAAGGCGCGCATCCGCCAGAACTGGCTCACGGACTCCCTCTCGCGTCGATTCCATTTCCACCTAGATGCATCGCTCGTTGCCATCTTCCAACTCTACAGTCAAGTCGAGTCGCGTGGCTTCTACGTGGTATCCGAACGGGGCGAGGAGTTCCGTCGCCTAGAGCAGTTGAGGCTTCGGGTCGTGATGTGAGATGCCCGGTTTCAACTGGACTGCATCTCGTCTCAACCGTCTGCGCTCTGCCGTACGCGCGTTCAATGCGGCGATAACCCGTAGGGAGCGCGAGCTTGACGATGAGGGGCAGTCTATCCTAAAGGGCTATCTGCCGAGTCGAGTGACAGTGGAGGGTATCATGTCGCGCGTGCATTCGGTCAACGACTTCCGGCGTATCGTGGGTTACAAGTCGGATAGGAAGCACGGCAGGTACAGCGAGCTTACCCGTGTGCTCAAGAGCGTCAACAGGGATGCACTCGATATCACCACGGATAATCTTGGCAGGCTCACCACCAAGTATTCAGAGAGGCAGTACAAGCTGGATATGCGGGCCATACGCAGGCAGCGCCAGAAGACGCTCGAGGCCATCTCGCAGGAGTTCTTCGAGGGCGATGATGCCTACGATATGGATAAGCTGTCCCCAGCCAAGTACGGCACGCTTACCACGGACAACGACCTGATGCCAGAGGACGAGGGCGAGCCAGATGATACCTATACGGATGTAGACCCTGACACGCTCAAGAGGTGGGAGCAGGAGGATGCCTCCCGCAAGCGAGAGCAGGTGGCCGTGGATGCCATGTACGAGGTCTATCGAGACACGTGGACAGCGACCAGCAACAGGCACGCCGATATGGGTGGCTATCAGGAGCTGTTGGACGCGCTCGACTGGATGGCAGAGAATGAGCCAGCCTATCTCAACAAGCTGTTCGCGCTGGGATACGACGAGCTGGACCCGAGCTACATCAGCGAGAGCGGTGGAGAGAACAATCCCTACGTGAACACGCCCTATGAGACACGCCACAACAGGGCCGTGAGGTTCGTCGTGGATAGGGCGAGAAAGGTCGGTTATGAAGGTTAGCGATGCCAAGCGGGTCATCCCCGAGGCCATGTGGATGATTGGAGACCCGGATATCCTGTCAGAGATGACTGGTGAGGAGATAGATTCTATCTATAACGCGCTGGCGGACCTCATGGACCGCGAGGAGGTCAGCGTCTTCGGCGATGGCGGCGATGAATGGTGGGAGGACACGTTGATTCGCAAGAGCTATACGGCGGACTTCGAGACCACCACGGATATGGAAGATTGCCGAGTATGGGCCGCTGCCACCTGTGAGATTGGAAATACCGAGCATATCGAGCGCGGTACCACGGTTGAGTGGTTCATCGAGTGGTGCCATGCAAACGGCCCATGCAACGTGTACTTCCATAATCTCGCGTTCGACGGCGCGTTCATCATGGATTGGCTGGAGCGCAACGGCTGGACATGGGTGGACGATAGGTCCAAGGCCGGTTCGCACACGTACACCACGGTTATCAGCGATGCCAATCAGGTTTACTGCATCGACCTCTATTTCAGCAAGTCGCTGAGCGTGCGTATCATGGACTCGCTCAAGATTGTTCCGCTCTCCATCGCGCAGATGGCGAAGGCATACAAGCTGCCCATCCTCAAGGGCAGTATCGACTACTCCGCCCCTAGACCCATTGGGCACCGGCTCACGGACGAGGAGATTGCATATATCGACAACGATGTGACTATTGCCGCCATGGTCTTGGAGAAGTTCTTGGACGAGGGCCTGAACAAGATGACGGCTGGCAGCAACGCGCTCACGAACTACCGGGACATGAGCGGGGGGCGCAAGGGCTTCCGCAAGTGGTTCTCGTACATCGAACCCGAGGAGGACGAGTTTATCCGCAAGGCGTACCGTGGAGGCTGGACGTACGTCAACCCGAAGTTTCAGGGCCGCAAGTTGGGCGAGGGCATCGTGTTCGACGTCAACAGCCTGTACCCGTCCGTGATGGCGAGCTGTTCCGGTGAGCGCCTGCCCTACGGCAGGCCGGTGAGGTTCGAGGGCAAGCCCAAGCCCAGCGAGGCCTTCGACTTATGGGTGGCGCAGGTGACGTGCTCGTTCCGCGTGCGCGAGGACCACCTGCCGTGCATCCAGCTCAAGGGCAATTTCCGCTTCAAGCAGACCGAGTACCTTGAGCGCAGCGACGGAGACGTGACGTTCACGGTCACCTCCGTGGACTGGAAGCTCATCACGCAGCAGTACCATGTCTACAACTTGCGCTGGCACGGCGGCTACCAATTCAGGAGCGCGACGTTCCTCTTCAAGTCGTACGTGGACAAGTGGATTGGCATCAAGAATCAGGCTACCATCGAGGGCAACTCGGGTATGCGCCAGATTGCCAAGCTGATGCTCAACTCCCTGTACGGCAAGTTCGCCACGCGCACCACGGTGTACTCGCGCAGGCCCATGCTCGTCAATGACGTCCTGCGATATGTTGACCTACCTCCCGAGGAGCGCGACCCGGTGTACCTTCCCGCCGGAGTTTTCATCACGGCGTGGGCCAGATACAAGACCATAACCACGGCCCAATCCGTTTACGACAGGTTCGTGTACGCCGACACCGATTCCGTACACCTCATCGGCACCGACATACCTGACTGCATCGATGTGGACGCCGTGCGTCTGGGTGCATGGAAGCATGAGAGCACGTTCTACCAAGCCAAGTTCCTGCGTGCCAAGTGCTATGTGGAGTACGAGGAGGGGAGCGACACGCCTACGGTACACGTGGCGGGTATGCCGAGCCAGTGCCACAGGTACGTGGATATCGACAATTTCGAGTTCGGCAAGGTGTATCCGGGCAAGCTCTACACGAGGCGTGTTCATGGCGGTATCGTCCTGTACGAGGGCGATATGGAGATTAGGAGATAGGTGTGGTGTTCATTGTTCTGTATACTGAGAAGTACGGATATTTTGAGAGTATGTATAACAACTATACTCATCATACCCATGATTCTCATGAGGCAGCTAAATACATTCATCTCGATGTGGCGTTGCGAATAAGGGATTATCTTAAGAGCAGATATGATGAGGATTATCATATTGAATTGTTCAGTGAGGAAGGTTAACAATGTATATCAATCCTGAAAAATATGTTGTCATGGGTAAAGTGCTTGATGATGGTATATATCATCAATATTTTGTCAGCAAGTGTTCTTATATAGAGTTGGGATATGCTTTAAAGAAGTTTGGATGTAAGGAGATACATTATGACTAATTATGCAATTCTTATCGTGCCTTATTGCCGGCCCTTTAAGTACCAATTCCTTGCCAACCTGTCTTATCGTGGTATACTTACAGGGAATATGGAAGGCGAGTTTACGTATGATGTTGAGAATGCCGTCCTCATCAATAGGCAAAGTGTCGCCCTGCATCTGCGGAAAGAATTGGCCGACAGCTATCCTGACCGTGAATTCATGATTATCAATATGAAGGGATATGAGACAGATGAGTGAGTATTACGTCCGCATGATTGCCAGCGCAGACACCTACGAGTACGATATCATCTCCCAACACGTGGACGGCACCTATGCGTTCTCCTCGTACACTTTCGCTCAGGTGCGCGAGATGTTCCCCGATGTGCGAAACAACATTGATGCACTCATAGCCCTACAGGAGCACGGCGCCGAGATTATAGATAAATCTGTTGACACCTCTTGCAGGAGCTAATATATTCTAGAGGTAAAGAGAGGAGGTTCATCATGCCTTACGTCTACATGGACGAGCTGCCCGAGGGCATGGAGGAGGCCACCGTGTATTCCGAGGAGGACTACAACGGCGTTACTGCCCAGTTGGAGCAGGCACAGAACGAGAATACCGAGCTTGCGGCTGAGCGCGACAACTTGGCAGGGGAGCTGGATGCAGCCAAGACCAAGTTCGCCAACGCTTTCCTGTCCTCGCCCCAGCATGCAAAGCAGGTGCAGGCACAGGAGGTCAAGGAGGAGGACAGGCCCTCCACGTTCGATACTCTATTTGCAGGAAGGAACAAGTACAATGCCAACTAAACCCAATCCCGAAGTGATGCAGGCCTACGATAAGTTCAAGGACGACCCCAAGTTCTCGCATGACGTGGTGGAGTCCATCATCAACGACAACCCGACGTTGCGACAGGGCCTCATCGATGCAGACCTCGTTGAGGAGGTGCGCGCCGATGCCTAGTGTTAACCCCGTCCGCATCCCCGATGACAACCGCTCGCTTCACAACATCGGCGAGTTCATCATGAACTACGAGGCGTACCAGAACGCCTACCTCACGGCCCTCGTCAACCGCATCGCCCGCGTAATCGTCACCTCCCGCGTGTGGAAGGACAAGTGGGCCGTCTTCGATAGGGGCAGGCTGGACTACGGCGAGACCATCGAGGAGATTTTCGTCAACATCGCCAAACCCCATTCCTATGACCCCGCCAAAGCCGAGACGCAGGTGTTCAAGCGCGAGATTCCCGACGTCCGTGCGGCGTTCCACTCGATGAACTACCAGAAGTTCTACAAGGTCACCATCTCCAACGACCAGCTGCGTCAGGCGTTCCTGTCCTACTACGACATGAACGAGCTCATCGCGCGTATCGTGGACTCCCTGTATACGGGCATGAATCTGGACACGTTCCTCACCAAGAAGTACATGCTCGCGCGCGAGGCAATCAACGGCGGTATCTACACGGTCGTCACCAAGCCAATCTCCGGTGACACCGCTGAACCCGATGACGCCATCTCCAAGTACCGCCAGTACACCAACAACCTTGAGTTCCTCAAGACGGTGTATAACCGCGCGGGCGTGCGCAACGCCACACCCATCGCCGACCAGGTCATCATCGTTCCCAACGAGGCAGAGTCTATCTTGGGAGTTAAGGTCCTCGCGGCGGCGTTCAACCTCTCCGAGGTGGACTACATCTCCAAGCGCATCGCCGTGGACTCGTTCGAGTTCGACGCGGATGACGAGGCCCGCCTTGCCGAGCTGTTCGCCAACGATGCCACGTACAAGCCCTTCACCGGCGAGGAGAAGAAGGCGCTTCAGCTGATTAGCGCCGTCAAGCTCGCTAAGGACTGGTTCATGTGCTTCGATAATTTCGAGCAGTTCACCGAGAACTACAACGGCGAGGGCCTGTACTGGCAATACTTCTTCCACGTGTGGAAGACCTTCTCCGTGTCCCCGTTCGCAAACGCCGTCCTGTTCACCTCGCAGGCATCCGAGGTCACGGAGGTCACCGTGTCTCCCTCCACGGCGAACGTGGCGCAGGGTACCTCCATCGTCATGTCGGCGAAGGTGGCCGGTACCGGCCTGTTCGAGAAGACTGTTGAATGGTCGGTCAAGGGAACTGAGGCATTGGCCTCCGGTACCCGTATCGACGGCACGTCCGGCGTCCTGCGTGTCGCGTCCGACGAGACGGTCGGCAACGTCCTCACCGTCACCGCTACGGCGAAGGACGGTCAGACCGGCACCGCTCAGGTAACCGTCACCGCAGCGCAGTAATATACATACTGTGGGTAAAGGCCGTTCCTGTATCTTACGGGAGCGGCCTGTTTCTATTAGGAGGATAGATGGCACTTCCCAACTACTCGCCCTCTGGAAAGATTCTCTTCGGCTCCGTGCCGTGGGACAGCGGCTATTCCAACGTGCGCCTGTATACATCTCTGGAGGAACAGTACAACGATATCGCCACGCGCATGACGCTATCCAGCGACAACTATACGTACATCGGGCGCAACCGCAGGCTCAAGGTGGCAATCGAGGCCGACAGGCTCTACCACTGTAACTACTGTATGTATAGGAATGAATCTCTCACGGACGGATATATCTACTGTTTCGTGAGCGACGTGAAGTATATCAACGACCATACCTCGGAGATTACGCTCGATACGGACGTGTTCCAGACGTACCTATACGGTGTAGACTGGCAGATTCCCGCCTGCTTCATCGAGCGCGAGACCACACCCAGCGAGGATTCCAAGTACATGTTGAGCGAGGAGCCACCGTTCCCACTCATCTATGTCGGAGACGGCGTATCGAGGAAGACGTTCGGTGAGGGCGGCTTCATCGTGATGACCTCTGCGAGACCGGAGAAGAACAATAATGTGATAGATGATATTCTCAACCCGCAGGGATATTATGCCAAGCCTATCGCCATGACGGTGAACAAGGGTATCGCCTCAGGTTGCGCCATGTACTATTTTCCCATCAATACGAGCGCTGGAGGCTCAGAGGACATGGAGGCATTTCTCCAAGAGTTGACGTTCGCGGGTTCGGTCGAGAGCATTGTGGCCATCTTCACTGTTCCGGCATTTGCGGCGTCTATGTGCGGGGGCGGAGGCCGTGTCACGGTGCAGGGCGGCACCGATATCGAGTTGGCATCACAGCTCGATTTATCGATTCCCGCCAACAAGGGAACGTTGGACGGATATACTCCGAGAAACGCCAAACTCCACTACTATCCCTATTCGTTTGCCGAGCTTGGGGATGGGCAGGGCCAGCGTGTGCAGCTGCGCTATGAGCTTATGAACGAGACCACGAACGTCCGCGTGAAGTACGCCCTCAACCCGCTGTGCCAGGCGTTCGCGTTCCCCTACAACTACAGGGGTATCGCCCTCGATTACGATGACGGTATCGTGGTGAAGGCAGGGGCCTTGGGTTCGTGGACCAATAACGCATTCCAGAATTGGGTGGGCCAGAATGCCGGAACCATCGCGCTCACCGTCGCGGGCGTGGCGCTCGCGGGCCTTGCGGGAGGCACGACTCTGGCGGCTGCATCGTCCGAGCTTGAGGGACTTACCGCGATGGAGGGTTTCGCACACGTGGACGAGGCCGATTTGGCCTCCAAGGTGGCGCAGCAGATGGGTAATGCGGGACAGGGGGCTAAAACGCTCAAGAAGGCAGGGGCCGCCGCAGCTGGCGGCACAGCGGGAATGGTAAACGCATCCAAGCAGCCGACCACGACGAGGGGGCAGGTCAACGGCGAGACCCTGTTCTCCACGGGCGCGCAGGGCGTGTTCATCAACCGTATCTGCGTGAAGGCAGAGGTTGCCCAGCAGATTGACCAGTTCTTCGACCGGTGGGGCTACGCCGTCGAGCGCATCGAGGCCGTCAACATCACCTCGCGCCCCTCGTGGAACTACGTGAAGACGGGTGGCGCCGCGCCTCGCTCGCTCAACGCGGGCGCCGGGGTGACCGCGCCGTTCACCCGGGGCAGGGGCACGCCCGCCGACGCGCTGGATATGATACGCAGGGCGTTTGACGCCGGTGTGACGTTCTGGCATAATACGGCCACGTTCGGTGACTACTCGCGATCCAACGCATTGGGATAGGAGGATTATGTATACCGGTTTCTTCACACCCTCGGGTATGATTCCCGATATCATGAGGAATGGCTCTAGGGCGCAGGACGCCGAGACGTTCATCAACAATCAGGACACGGCCACCATGTTCATGTGGCGTCTCATGAACCTAGCCATCAGCGTGTTCAAATGGGACAACCTCCCAAAGGGGGTGGACGAGAGGATGCTCGAGTTCTGGCTCCTGCGTGACGGTTTCGTCGGGTTCTTCTACGATGAGGCGTTGAAGTCGGACGAGCGCAGGCGCGCCCCCGAGGGCTATGCCGTGCTGCCCATGATGATTCAGGGGCAATGGGATATCTACGAGTACCCGCGCGACCGCCGTGCCTATGCCGTCAACGGCTTCAACTACGAATGCACGGAGGACAACTCCGTAATCATCTTCCAGAACTACCTGCGCGTGCCGATGTGGCTGACGCTGTGGCAATACGCATTCCGTTTGGCCGAGACGCAACGCACAATCGATATCAACGCCAAGCAGCAGCGCACAGCGAGAGTTATCCGCTGCACGGATGACCAGCGACTCACCTACCTGAACGCGGCCAAGGAGGTCGATGAGGGACGCAACTGGGTACATGGTGACAAGAGCCTCGACTTGGACGCGTTCCAGGTCTTCGATATCACCACGCCCTATGTGGGTAACGAGTTGCAGACGTACAAGCACCAGCTGTGGAATGAGGCGCTCACGTATCTTGGCATCGAGAACGTCAACACGGACAAGAAGGAGCGACTAATCTCCGATGAGGTCGTGAACAACATGGGTGACGTGGAGGCCGAGCGCTTCACCAGACTCAACGCGCGAAAGCAGGCCTGCGAGGAGATTAACGAGCTGTTCGGCCTTGACGTACAAGTTGACTTCCGCTCGGGTACGTACATCCGCACGGGTGCCACAGGCAACGCCATGCTGGAGACCTCCGGTATGCAGGTCTCCAATGTTCCGGGAGATGATTATGAGTAAGTACACCACCATGCTGCGCTTCCCCATCGAGCAGCGTCTGGATGACCTCAACCTGCCGCATACCGAGGACAACTGGCCTCGCGTGTACTGCATCATCGGCCTCGATGACTACCCCGTCTACGACGAGGTCCACCGGAGCGTGCTCAACGGGAAAATCATCCGCCGCTACTACATGCGCGAAATCGGCTTCGAGACGCTCGGGCAGTTCGCATGGAACATGCGCAGGAAGATGCACGAGATTATGCCGTACTACAACGAGCTGTTCGAGAGCGAGACGCTGGTAACCGACCCTATGCTGTCCATGAACCTAGACTATACCGAGAAGTGGACGCGCGACGAGGCAACCTCCCGCAACAAGTCGGACACGCGCTCCACGGACACCGCGTCCACCTCGCAGAGCACCTCGGATGACCGCAACGTGTTTCAGGACACGCCGATGAACGGCCTCGACACGGGCGCGATTGAGGCGATGGACTACGCGACCAACGTCACGCTCGACCACGGCACGACAGAGAACGGCGCATCCACCAAGAACGAGACGAGCGGCTCATCGACAGATGGCTACACGGGAGACTTCGACGGCACCAAGGTCCACAACCAGAAGGGATACGACACGAACCAATCGGAGTTGCTGTTGACATACCGCAAGACTTTGCTTAATATCGACCTTGAGATTGTGGACAGCCTATCCACGCTGTTCATGGGGCTATGGTAAAGGAGGAGGATATGGATGATACCTATGCTGCCACCGTTCACCGATTGCAGTACTGGTGCCAGCTCGTGCTGCCCGCCGTGTTCGATGACTCGCTGTCGTACTACGAGCTTGTAGCCAAGGTGGTCAAGAAGCTCAACGAGGTAATCGACTCGAACAACGAGCTTGCGGGATACGTGGGCACGAACACACAGGATATCGCGCAACTCAAGGAGGACGTGGAGCTTCTCAACTCAGAGTTCGAGAAGGTCAAGAACGGGCAGTACACGTCTCTGTACATCGAGGCCATGAAGGACTGGATTGCCGAGAACCTCATCAACATCGTCGGCCAGATTGTCAAGTTCGTATGGTTCGGCCTGAGCGATGACGGGCATTTCGTGGCATACATCCCGACCAGCTGGCGTTTCCTAACCTTCGATATGGTAGCCGACCCGGACTCACCGGACTACGGCCGACTTCTACTCTCTTATTAAGGAGCATATATGAGCATTCAGACCCAGACCATGGTCGTCAAGAGCGATACCTCCCTTGCCGAGACCACCACGACCATCCGGGATACCGTCACGTTCGACGTGTCCAACATGCCCAACGGAATCACCTACAAGGGACTCAAGGCCGTGCTTTCGTTCGCCGACCCCATCCAGTGGAACAAGGCATCGACGTATGACGCACTCACCGTGGTGTGGGATAACGCCTCGCACGGGTCGTATGCATCCAAGCGTCCCGTCCCATCTAATATCGAGCTTACGAACGAGTTCTACTGGCTCCGCACGGCGGACCTCGATGCGCAGGTCGAGATTTACCGTCAGGAGGTGCAGCAGTGTCGTGAGGAAGTGAAAGCGCTTGACGGGCGCGTCACTGTAAATACAAATGAGATAAATAAAATCAAAGATGCGTGCATTGCTTTCGATACGCTTGATTCTATTGATGAGAATGAATTAAGCGACGGTAGGGTAATTAAATTGCTCACGCGCAACGGTAATTTTGGATGCGGATATTGGGTTGTTACATCAGAGGAACCTAATAACTTCAATATTGTTGGAGTTGGAACCAAGGCAATCAAACTGATTGGTGATAGTGCTTCTATTGAGCAATTGGGGTGTCCTGCCAAAGGCAACGCAACCGAATATCTTAAGTTTGCATTGAATAACTATGATTCAGTCATGATTGAGGGAGCAGGATATACCCTCTCAGAGCAAATCAATATCGGCGATGGTAAACATCTTAAAGGTACACGAATCAACCATGTAGGAAGCAAGCAAGACATTCCGACATTTTATTGGGATGGCGAATACGATAACGCCGCAATAGCGATGTTTAGTAAAAACCCCACCTCCAAGTTTTATGACACCTACTCTCAATATGGTATGTGCTTGGAAAATATCGCTATTAACGGAAATAATAAACTGGCTATGGGCTTTATCGTGAGTGGACAGCAAACATCGTATGCCTCCCAGCTGTATGCGACCCAATGCACCATCGGTATTGTCTTTACCAGAATGTGGAATACCAACATAGGCCATTGTGGCGCCTACTACTGCAAACTAGGTTTTAGCACCGTTCCCGCACTTTCGCTGGATAATGATTCTATTCCAAATCGTGCCGCCGGGGTTGATGATGTATCTGTAAATAATGTCAACTTCAGTAATCTGAGTGCGCAAGATTGCGAAAATGGGCTGTATATAGATGTGACACTTGGAGCTTTATTCGATGTAATCGACGTGGAACGATGCTCGGGAAAATATGGACTTTATCTAAAGTCGTGTAATTCTTTATTCAATGTTGGGCACTTTGAAGAAAAAGAAGGGGTTACCCCAGAAGATTTTCACGGTGTGCATATTGCGAAACAATTCAGAGGCAGAGAACCGATTTTTGGGTATTATTTAACAAACACTTTCCATTGTGACGATATATGCTACGTAAACACTTTGGGTGGATATTCCAAAAACACCAAGTTTACAGGCACTCGTAGACCAATCGTTTCTCATTATAATACGGTGGAGTATGTAAATATTCTAGACAACGAGCATTCGCCAATTTTTGATTCCAATTCTTTTGTAATGCCCGGTTCCGAACAAACTTTTGTATGCAATCAATCATTTTCAGTAGCTATATTCAACAATGGAGATAAAGATGGAGCTGGTTCAGTAACAGTGAGGGGGGATGACGGTAAGCCAGAAACTACAATCCAAATCCCAACTGTACCTAAAGGTGGGACAACTATTTTAAACTTTAGCCCACTATATTCAACTCATTTAGGTGGAGCATGTTATATCAGAATTACAGGCCAACCGACAGAATACAGGTTTGCTGTTATTGGAAATAGCGTTGACTAGCATGCTTAACTTCATCGACATAAGCAGCCACCAAGGCGACCTGAACTTGGTGGCTGTGTCGAACTCCATTCAGGGGGTTATCGTCAAGGCCACCGAGGGAACCTCCTATGTGAACACCTATTGCGACAGGCACTACCAGCAGGCGAAGAGCGCTAACCTCCTGCGCGGCTTCTACCACTTCGCGGGCAGCAGCGACCCTCTTGCGGAGGCGGCGTTCTTCTACCGCAACGTGATGGGATACATGAAAGACGGTATCCCCGTCCTCGACTGGGAGGGAGTGTACAGAAACGGCAAGCTGGTATTCGAGCAATCCGTTGATTGGGTCAATAAATTCGTAAGGCAGTTCCACAGCCTAACGGGTATCTGGTGCTGGATATACGCGAACCCTTGGCGGTTCAATCAGGGTGGAGTGGAACCGAACTGCGCTAGATGGGTGGCATCGTATCCCGAGGTCGCGCATCCCACGTTCGCGCAGGCGGCCTCGTGGAACTGTCCTAATGCGGACGGCAACGTGGTGGCTTGGCAGTTCTGTAGTGATGGACGGGTGCCTGGATATAACGCAAACCTTGACTGTTCCGTATATTACGGAGACAGGGAAAGTTGGTTGAGATATGCTGGTTCTAACGCATTGGCTGGCAGCATCGCTGGGAGCGATGGTGGGAATGATAACTCTGGCGCTACTCCAGTCACGCTAGAGAACGAGACGTACAAGATTACCGTTGAAAGGAAATGAAATGATTACCGTAAGCATTGTGTGCGGTATCCTCATCATCATGGATATCGTCTGTGGCGTGGCGGCGGCACTGCGGAACAGGGAGCTGTGCTCCTCTATTGCCCGTGATGGTATGTACAACAAAATCGGCGAGGCCATGTTCCTCCTCATCGGAATCATCGCCAACGAGGTTCTAGCTATCCCTCCGTTCGACACTCTGGGCATCTCCCCCAACATCGCATACCTCGTTGCCGCCTATATCGCATGGATGGAGTTCGTGTCCATCCTTGAGAACATCTGCAAGATTAACCCTGAGCTTCCGTTTGTAAAAATTCTCATGATGTTCAATATCGATGTTGACAGCAAGGAAGAGGATACTGTAGAATCGGAGACGGCACCAGAGAAGTAAAGGCTCGCCGACTTATCCGATTGCTCACGGTGAAACGTGCGGAGGTCTACAGGAGATTAGCAAGCTCTGTGAACCCCTTGTCTGAATGCCACCCTTCTTGCCCTCCCACTGTCGATGACCTTGGGAGGGCATCCTATTTAAGGAGGAACTATGCCATATAACAAGCTCGGTGACTTGCAGACCTTGACACTGTCCAATGATGTTCAGTGCGACAACCCATGCTGTATCCTCACGCTAGACTGTGTCGTGCAGGTTATGGGGAACATGCACCTGAACGGATACAAGGAGAATACAGCTATCGCCACGCTGCCGACTTCCATGCGCCCGCTCGATGAGATTTGCCTACCTGTATATCTCGATGCATCCCTCAAGCAGCTAATCATCACGCCTGATGGGGAGATTAAACTCGGTGAGGACGTGGTAGCGGGGATGCTGTATACCAATGGCATGTCATTCAACGTATGCGACCGATACTACAATGCCGATATCGGGAACAACTTCTCGCAAGGCACCTCGCCGCTTCGATGGGATGGGGAGGACTACTGATGGGCCACGCATTCAACGCCACCACGCCGAACCTCAACTTCGCAGTCAATCAGCTCAACAGGAATCAGGGTATCTTGCATAAACTGGTATCCGTTATCAACGGTATCGTTGACGGCCTCACTCACGGCGCTGGCGGCACTGCCTCGAATGCGAAGGTGGAACAGGCAGTCAAATGGTGTATCGACAAGGCATCGAATAACTACATCACGTATAGCCAGACCAATCGAAACCTCAAGAACGTGAACGGCCTCAGCTACGATTGTTCATCATTCATCATCACGGGATTCTATGCAGCAGGTATCGATATCAACGCTACCTATACGGGAAATATGCGCGCAGGGTTCACGGCTGCCGGATGGGAATGGATACCGGGCCGCTCATTCGGCGCTAGCCAATTGCAGCGAGGAGATATCCTCCTCAATGAATCGCTGCACACGCAGATGTACATCGGAAACAATCAGGATGTGAATTGTGGCTCCACGCCTGCTTGCGTTCAGACGCACTCGGTAGATAACTATGGAAGGGGTTGGGATGGAATCTTGCGCTACAAGGGCTGATAAATTCTGGAACATCAGAAACACGTTGAGCCATAACTGCCTATTCAACTTCATCATCAGTATGCGCGGAGGCGGCAAGACTTACGGATGCCTGAAATACTGCGTTAAGAAATATCTCAAAGAAAGACGAGCAGGCCGCAAATGGCAATTCGTATACGTTCGCCGACAGGAAAATGAGCTAAAGAAATTGACTATCTCACGTGGCGGACGTCTCTTTGCAGCTGTACAGAAGGAGTTTCCAGAGCATGTACTGAAAGCAGAATCTAATACGCTTTATTGTGATGGTGAAATATGCGGATATGCAATTCAGCTATCAGCTGCATTCACTCAAAAATCAGATGCTTTTCCTGATGTGCAGATGATTATCTTCGATGAGTTCATTGCTGTAAAACGCTCTTCCTATCTCAACGATGAGGTCACTAAGTTCTTGGAACTATATGTAACCATTGCGCGTCCAAACACAGACCACCCTATTGTAAGAGTTATGTTCCTAGGTAATGCTGTAACACAGACAAACCCATACTTTGAATACTTCTATCTAGATAAACCTTATCAAGGCGAATTTAAGAAGTTCGGTAATAACAAGGATATTCTTGTTCAAGATGTAAGCCTTCCCGAACTGGAAGAAGATGCAAAGCGCTCTCGCTTCGGACAACTTATCGCGGGTACTGAATACGCAAACTACGCTATTGAAAATGAATGGCTCGAAGACGATACCGACTTCATCAAAAAGAAAACCAAGGACTGCGAATACCGCATGTCTATCAGGTACAACGGTGCATGGATTGGAATCTGGTATGACCCTCTTGACTGGATATATTACATCAGTAACAACGTAGACCTTCAATGCCCAAACAAGTTCTCCGCAACCACTGATGACCACAAGCCTAATGTTATGCTTATCAAACATGCTAAACAAATGAACTCTTTCAAGCATATCATGGACGCTTATAACAACGGAGCCATCCGTTATGAATCTATCAAACTCAAGTCATGGTTTCGTGAAATTATGCGTATGATGAATTGTAGGTAATCATGGACTACTATTGCTATAATCGTAACTTCGGACTTTCATTTTGCACACCTAAATGCGAGTTCTACGGACAATGTAGAAACTGGCATCAGAAACAGATTGATAAACTTAGTAAAGTAGACAAGGGATTAAGCGCAGGTCTTGGGTGCCTACATTCAAAGACTAAATCTCGTAAGCACAAATAAGATTGGTAATGATGATAAGGTATACAGCTCTTGTATGTAAGTGAGGGCTGTATACCTTGCATAGAGGGTACGCGTTGACGGG